TATTGGCTTCTTCTTCTCCTACTCGTTTTCGCCATTCAAGAATACCATCTTTGCTGAGTACACCAAGAACAGTAGTGATAGAAGGATAGGCATTACCATCGGGAGTAAAATACCTACGACCTTCTTCTGTAGTTTTTCGAGTGAGTTTTGGAAGCACGATGTCGTGTTCTACATGATTAAACATATTATAGCCTTTTTTCAATTCAGTTCTATAGTAACACAGAACTATTCAAATGTCAACTATTTTATTCAGCCTCTGATGCTAAATGAGCTGCATAAGCTGCTTTAACTTCATCAGTATGAACTACATTACAAATGGCTTGAACATCTGCGCTTTCACCTGTGATGTCTGCATTTGGTGCAACGACACGTCTGTGAAAACTTGAAGAGAGTTCAACTCCATCTTCCAAGATTGCCGTTTTTGTGCGAACCTGCACCATTTTGAAATCACCAACGATTTCAATTTTGTCTTCTGTTATTACTTTTTCTAAAGCCATTTATTTTCTCCTGTCCGACCCAATCTCCGAAAGGGTTAAGTTGTAGTCATTGTTCCAGATCCATATACTGTCCAACCATTAATTAAGTTAGTGCATAGGTAATTGCCAGTGTCTGGTCCACCCGTTACCGTAACATATACTTTATTGTCATTAGTTCTAGTATATCCTGAGTAAGTTTGACCTGATCCAAGAGAGTCTGCCTCTCTAATAAAGTTAAAGCTTACTGTGTGACTCTCATCTGTAACACCTGCAGCAGTGTTTGTAAATGGAAGTCCACCAATATTGATATTTCCAGATCCACCAGATACCGAATCTAATTTTATATAAAATCTATAATGAACCAAGTTTCCGATTTTAGTATATCTACCACCAGTGTTGCCGTTATATGTAATTGTTGGATCAGTGCTAGTACCTAAAATAGTAGGAGTCCATTCGCCTTCTTCATAGTCATTTAAGATGTTACTTGTTGATGTACCAGTACCGCCAGCATCGCCAAAGACTACACCATCAGTTAAGTGGATTTCTTTAAATGCAGAAGTTGTGGAACCTAAGTTTAGGTATCCAGAAGCACCTGATGTTGTTGCACCTGCAGGGAGTGTAGGCACAATTGCCGCCTGAGTCGCTTCACCATCAAACCTTATTCTTGGATCTGAATTAGTACCTTCTGATCCCATGTATAGATATTTACCTTGGTTAAGTCCAATCAGTGCCTTATCAACACCTGCATCTGCCAACCTAAGTCTATTTCTATTATCAATTGTAACATCACCATCGATTGTAGATTCACCAGTAACACTTGTAATTAGATTTTCCCAACCAGAACCATTATAGATTTCTACCTGATCTGTTGTTGTGTTGTAGATCATGTTACCTTCAGCTTGAGAAGTTAATGCATCTCTTGCTGTCGTATCAATTTTATTAAATCTTACTGGGTTACTTAAGTATTCCATATTTTGCGCGATATGAGTCATCGCGTTATATTCAGTAGTAACTTCGTAATTTGTAGCTGAACCACCCACAACACTTGATAACTGTAAAACACTACTATTAAGGGTTGGTCTTATAGTTAATTGCTGATAATTTAATGATGGTGAGTTGGTTCTATCGTGAGATGTAATTCTCAATAAGTTGTTTTGAGAATACATAGTTGCCCGCGTTTGATATGCAGAACCATCTGTAGCTTCAAAGTTAATTTGAATATTTGCATCAGTAGAAATATCTGACGGGTTAGCAACATCTTCAACAAGACTAATTGGATTTGCGTTAAGGAATTTCTTTGAGTTAATGTCTAAGTTACCACCAAGTTGTGGTGATGTATCAGCAGAAACATCAGGATCTTGAGCTTCTGGTCCTTGTACACCTTGTAAACCTTGAGTACCAGCTTCACTTAGACCTTGTAAACCCTGAACGCCTTGCATTCCTTGGATACCTTGTAGACCAATTAAACCCTGAACGCCTGCGCCCGTAATACCTTGGGCACCTTGTGTACCAATAGCACCAACTCTTTCAAAGGAAACAATTAAGTCAGTTTGGTTTGTAAATGATGTTCTATTTCCAGCTTCCCAAACAACACCAATTTCAAAGAATCCGGTTTCTTCCGTAACAGCGGATATGGAATATAGAACATATTGGTTAGGTGTTCCGGCTGGAGATAATCTAATATGCCCTTTAACGTTACCAGCAGGATCGTCGGTAGTTCTTAAATAAGATTGAATATCTACTGATGCTGAATCTGCATCGTCAATGTATAGTACTGAAGCAAATTGGAGGTTAGCTGCATCGGCAGCAAATCTACCAGCACCAGGATCTCCGCCTAATGTTGAGTTATTCCAAGAATATGGAAATTCTGTTCCGCCATAAGAACCACTTGCACCTTGTAAACCAGATGTACCTTGAACACCTTGGTTACCATCAGCACCGTCGGATGGACCTTGAGTACCAATAACACCTTGTACACCTTGAGTACCAGCTCCGGTAGTACCTTGAAGGCCAATGCCCTGAATACCTTGCGGACCTTGTGGTCCGTCAGAAGGACCTTGTAAACCTTGGATACCTTGTCCGCCATCGGTTCCTTGAGTACCAACACCATCATCGCCCGCGGTACCTTGTAAACCTTGAACACCATCACTTGGTCCTTGAATACCTGGAGGACCTGCTGGACCTTGCGCACCATCAGACGGACCTTGGATACCAAATGGTCCTTGAACACCTTGGACTGCTTCAGCTTGAACACCTTGAACACCTTGGAAACCAGGAGTTCCTTCTGTACCTTGGAAACCCTGAAGTGTAGTACCTTGTGTACCTTGCATGCCCTGAACACCTTGGGCATCAAAACCTTGTACACCTTGGTTACCTTCGCCGGCCAAACCTTGAACACCGTCGTTACCTTGAATCCCTGGTCCTTGTACACCTTGGAAGCCGTTTTCGCCAACGGCACCTTGTAAACCTTGAACACCTTGGATACCGTCGTCACCAGTAACGCTTTCGCCCTGTACACCTACAGTACCTTGAATACCTTGTAATCCAAGTAAACCTTGAACGCCATCAGCGCCAGTAATACCTTGAACCATAATACCTTGAATACCCTGAGCACCTGTTTCGCCTACACCATCAGCACCTTGAACACCTTGGATACCTTGAGCAGCCTGTGTACCTTGCGTACCTTGTGGACCTTCTGGGCCATCAATACCTTGAGGACCGGCGACATTACTTGGATTACCTTGAACACCTTGAACACCTTGAGGTCCAGTACCGCCAGGTCCTTCGTCACCTTGTAAACCTTGCATACCCTGTAATCCAAAACCAGCAGGACCATCATTACCCTGCATACCTTGAACACCTTGGCCGCCGCCACCTTGAATACCTTGGAAACCAAATCCAGCTGGACCGTCACCACCTTGAATACCTTGTACACCCTGCGATTGACCTGCCGGGCCTTGAAAACCTTGGAAACCTTGCGCACCATCGTCGCCTAAATCGCCTGAGGTACCTTGCAAACCTTGAACAGAACCTGCAGGTCCTTGAACACCTTGCCCACCAAAGCTACCATCAGTACCTTGAAAACCTTGGAAACCCTGCATACCTTGAATAGATCCTGCAGGTCCTTGAACACCTGGATCACCATCTTCGCCAGCAGTACCTTGTGGACCAGTTTGACCAGGCGTACCAGCGGAACCTTGAATTCCTAATCCATCATTACCATCGGTACCTTGTAAACCTTGAACAGAACCAGCCGGTCCTTGGATACCAGGTCCGCCATCAGCACCTTGAATGGCAATACCATCCGCACCTTGAATACCTCTTTCACCTTGCAATCCGTCGCCACTACCGCCACTACCGGCCGGACCTTGAACACCTTGAGCACCGGGCGCACCAGCACCACCGCCGCCTGCACCTACACTAGTCCAAGTAGTACCTTGGAATCCTTCAAACTGTTTGGATGCAGTATTAAAACGTAACTGGCCTTCTTGACCAGCTGGTCTTTCTCCAGTTGTACCGGCAGGAATTTGAGCCGCGCCTGTTTCGCTTGTTCTTGGAGTAATGGCATCGAAGTTATCGTCCATTTCCTGATATGTTAAAGCACTACCCTTATCGCCGCGTTTAGTAATTGCCATTATGTTGTTTCCCCGTCTTGGTTGTAGTATTTACCGACATATGCAACAAAACCGCTTCCAGTGGATCCTCCACTCGGTGCGATGTATCCGTCAAGTACATAGCCGGCCAACACATACAAATCTTGTGCGTTACCGTTTTCTATATTTATATAACCATCGACCACATAATTTGGAAGAACGTATAAGTGCGAGTTACCGTCAACTGCATATGGCTCAATATATCCTGGGTTATTTTCAATATAATCAAAATTAGAATATTCAAATAGTTCTCTTTCGGCATCAGTAAGAGGAACTAAGAACTGGTAGCATTGATCTATTAATTGTTGTTTGAGTACTGGATCTGTTTCAGCCGCAATTAACGGTAACAGTGTAGCATAGTCTGGATTAGCCACCTGCGTTTACCTTACTTGATCCTTCTGATGATGCATTGGCAGGCCAAGTATCATGACCTCCAGTAGCGTCACCTTTACGATGAACACCCTTGCCACCAACTTTAACTTTACTTGAAAACCCAACAACTGGATCTCCACAGGCAGTTGCGTCGCCTTGCCTAATAACATATTTACCTTCTACCTTCACATTTGTTTGCGATGATTTATAAGGCGTGCGATGTTCTGGATTAGGCGTTGGTGATGCATGACCGATATGTCTATGTGCAGTTGTTGAAACTTCTGGCATTTGATTTCCTTATAATTGTGGTACTAAGCTATCCATATCAAAGTTAACACTTACACCACATCCACAGCTACTATGAGCATTTGGATTTTTAATTTCAAAGTTTGAGCCAACTAAACTTTTAACGTAATCTACTTCTGTTCCAATCAAAAACATGACTGCGTGAGATTTAACTGCAAAGTATCCTTCATTACATGTAATTACTTCATCACCTGGTTCTAAGTCTTCTACCTTTGCGGTACCCCACTCATATTCGAAACCAGCACAGCCTCCGCCTTTAACGCTAAGCGTAATCGCATAGCATTTATTCTCTTTACATAGTTCGCTAATTTGGTGATCAGCGTTTGGTGTGACTGTGCAAATAGTCATTAATTATTCCTTGTTAAAGCGGATGCCCTATACCGGGCACCCTGAAAAGCTTAAGCTGCTTCTAGTAATTGTTCTTTTGCAATTATATATTCTTTTACTAAACCAGATCTGACGATATCATCTACGCCAAATCTAACTACGTCAAAGCTTCTAATTGCGTCTAAAACCTTTATAAAGTCGTGCAACCCTGTGATATCTGCTCTATTTCTAGATTGTTGTAAATCATCCTGTTTCGTGTCTCCACAGAAAATAATCTTTGATGATTCTCCAACTCTTGTGATAATACTATCAAGTTCGTGGTATGTCATTGATTGGCATTCATCTACAATGATGACTGCGTTATCAAATGTGAGTCCTCTTACAAACGATGACGTTTTAAACTCTATCATTCCTTTTGTCTTTAAAACTTGATAAGCATCCTTTCTTTGAAATAGTTCGTTAACGATATCAGTGTATGGTGCTTCAAACACTGCCTCTTTTTGTGCCTGAGAACCTGGCATGAAACCCTGTTCCCTCGTTTGAACTGCAGATCTAATTATGACGACTTTTTCATACTCTCCTTTCTGTAGTACATCATTGAGTGCCAAGTATGTAGCACACATTGTTTTTCCTGTACCTGCTGTTCCGATGGCGGCTAGATTGTATCCTTGTTTATAAGAGTCAAATAAGTCAGATTGAGATGGTGTGAGTGGGTTAATCTTTCGCATTGCGAACTTTTGATTTAAGATGCCCATCATATGGTCTTGTTCTCTTTCTACTCTTCTTTTTTCTTTACGGGATAGTCTTCGCTGTTTTGCCATGAAACCTCCTAATGGTATTTTACCATGTGTTAATTTTATTTGCCACCCCATCTTTTTTAATTGAACCGGGATGATGCTTTTTCACATTCTTTAGAACATCACGAAACGCATCGTCAGGTTTTCTTAAACCTAAACGAACAGAGTCACCAAGTGCTGGTGCGTTCACAATCAATTGTTTAATGTTTGGATTTTGATCTAGGTATTCTTGACGTTCGGCCATTGACAAAATTCTGTCAAAGCGTTCGCCATTTTCAGTGTTTTCAAAAGTATAAGTAGGCATTAACTCTCCTATTTTAATTACAAAAAAAGGAACCAAATTACGGTTCCTTACCGCATAGTATATCACCTATGCTTATATTTATATAATTGATGTGTTAGCCAACAATTGTTTCGTAAATTTCTTTCCAGTTATTACAACGTGGCATGTCACCAACGAAGGAATCTTTGTTGAAAGGATGATTTACCAAAATACTATCAAGACCAAGAGTACGACCAAGAACTGCATTCTCGACTTTATCTTCAATCCACCAACATCCGGTGTTACGATATGGTTCAAGTGCTTCATCTTTGTCAGCACCAGTATCTACATAAACATATGACTCAAACACGGTAGGACCAAACATTTCAATTAAGTTTTTTGTACGAAGGTGACCAGCATAAGGGTCAGTACTAAGTGAACTGATTACACGAAAGATATAACCATGTTCTTCATGTAATTTACGTACATACTTAATAGCATCGCGAAGAGGTGGAAGCTTACGAATCCAAGCTGACTCGTTAAACATCCGAACTAGACGTTCCTTTTCTTCAAATTCTAAGCTAAAACGAGTACCAATATCGTATTCGTTTTCGCCATTAGCGACTTGAACGTAACCGTGACGTTCCATCCATTGTGTAAATGAGTGGACCCAGTCAAGTAGAACTCCGTCTACGTCAGTTAAGATTACTTTTTTATTTAGCATATATTTTCACTTTCTTTCATTTTATATTCGTATTATAACAAAAAGGGGATTGAATGTCAACCCCCTTTTTTAATTTTATTTTACACCCATCATAGGTCCAAAGCGACGTTGCATTGCTTTCAGTTCAGCTTTGAAAAGTTTTCCGGATTGTCCACACTTATAAACGTATGGCATTTTATAGTTGCGAGGTTTAAAGTCAACCAACTCATCACCCATATGGTTTTTCATATGCAAACCTTCCATCTCAACCATTTGTTTTAGTAGAGCGGAGCTTACTGTTTCTGCACCTTTAACTTTTGCTTTAACCTTGATGTCGGCTTCAGCTGAGTCAAACCTGATGTTACCAATTTCGAATTCTAAGTTGGCGCCAAATTTGTTAAGAACATTTTGCATTTCAACGCGAAGAGCTTTAAGAGTTACTTGGTCGAATTTTGTTACTTTTTTCATTTGGTAGATCCTTTTTGTTTTACCTTATACAAACAATATAACATATTAAAACGGTATTGTCAACAGTTAATTTGATTTAATTACAAAAAAGAATCGTTTATAAACAACTACTTATTATTTTTTTTCGAAAGATTGAAATCGTCTTCTAACCAGCGCTCTGAAAGCTTTGATTTTCGCTTTTCTCTACGTTGCTTTTTACGATTTTCTTTCTTAGAAGAATAGTCGTCATTGTCTCCCCATTCGTCGTCGTCCCATGTTTCTCGGAATGATTTACGCTTAGCCATATTCTTAACCTATTATGCTGTTTCTTTAATTAATTGTGGAAATGCTTCGTTGATTACTTTTAAGGAAATACCTTTAAAGGGCTTTTTACAGATCATGTAATTAGCTAACAATTCTGCATCATCATTATCAATGTCTTCTAAAAACGATATAAAGAGTGATTCACGTTTTACTTGTTTGATGTCGTCGTATCCACCACCTTTTACAAAAATACGAAGACGACGGGAGTCAGATATAAGCATAGCTTTAGCTTCATCTTCGTAATCATTTTTGTTCCAAGGCGGAGGAGTATTAGGAATTAAAAACTCTATCGAAGGATCGTAAGTAGCTTGAACAACAGTGCGTAATGCAAAGCTATCATGCTTTTGAAGATTTGCAACCTTTTCTGCAGTTGATTTCAACTTGCCAGTTTCAGCTACGATTTCACTTATTGATATATGTACCGCCATTTAAAAATCCTGTATGTCAGTGATAAGATGTTTCAGTTTTTTCTGAATAAAGTAATTAAACAGATGTTCACGGCCAATGCTTTTTTCTTCATTGTACTCTGCACGAATTTGATCTTGATACTTTTGAGGAATTTCAGATAGATCAATCATCATTTTGTTACGATAAAATCTACGTAGAGTTTCCTCATCCATATTTTCAGTACCGTCTGAATACAATGCAAGACGCTTTTTGGTCATTGCTTTTTGACGCTCACCAACAGCTAAACAGTTATCAGGTGACAAGATGTTTGGTACACCATCGCCCGTGTCACCTTTAAGAATATGTTCTTCAAGGTACTGAGCTGGCTGGTCGTGACGAATCCAACGCTTGCGGATTGGATCGTATTGATCTACGTTTGCGTACTTTTGAAGTTGAATAAAGTCTTTATCAGCCGATAGAATAAGGAACTTTTCAGAACCAATATTAAGCTCAGATCCATGTTCATGGATGACCGTACCGATAATATCATCAGCTTCGCAATGGTCAATATGGATTACTTTATAAGGGAAGTAATCTTTAATTTCAGAACGAAGGTTATTCATAATTTCAAAAAGTGCATTCCAATCGAGTTCAGATTTATCACGACCAGCTTTGCGGTTTGCTTTATAGTATGGATAAGCTTCTTTGCGCCAGGTGTTTTTACCATCAGCACAAACAACGATTTCTCCATACTCTTCTGAAAACTTTTTACGATTAGCTCGCAATGAGTTCAGAAACATGTGACGGATGATGTTCTCATCAACAGCCACGTCATAATGTTTTCCAATGCTCGCAAATAGCGAGGCAAGGATAACTTGGTTATAGTCTACTAATATTGCCATTTTGTTTCTCGTTTCAATTAATTTACAAATACTATAATAACACAAGTGTTTGTAAATGTCAACTGTTAACTTCCTTTTTGTCTCAAAAGTTTTGTCCACAGATTACCAAAGGTAACAATGTCATTTGGAATCAAAGCAAATCGATCTGATGTTGTAAATCTATTTAGGAAATTCGGATCGTTTTTAATTTGCTCTAGTACACCTTTTGTAATAGCGTATGCCAAATTAGCGTGAGTGCCTGCATCTTCATTATAATCATACATCACTGTAGCATTAGCTGCGGTTTCAGGAAGTGCTCCATAATTTGGATGAATACATAACAAGCCAGATTTAATTGCTTCAATGAGTGCAATGCATGATGTTTCTTGCCAAATATTTGGATAAAGGAAGATGTGAGACTTCTTAAGCGCTTGAATTACATCTTCATTTGGAACTGACCCATGATAGGTCATGTTTGGATGTTCATGAATTTTTGTGAATAGTTCCACATATGGATCGTCACGTTGTGCCCAACCATAGATAGCAAAAGATGAATATACATCTAAATGAATATTCGGATATTCTTTTGATAGTGCATCAATAATTGGATAGACAAGTTCTAAACCACGATGTGGTGTTGTATGATAGATAAAACGAACTGTTTTAGATTTCTCTTTTTCTTCACTATCATATCGAGTTTCAACTGCGTTTGGAATAACAGAACACATAGAGTATGGAATACCAAACACCATAATGTATTGATCTCTTTGCCAATTTGATACAAAAACAAAGTGGTCAAACTTTTCCCAACCTTTGTTTTCAAGTATCTTATTTTCTGGATCGCCTACTAAGTCGTGGCAATAAAAGATATTTTTTACATCGGTAGGAATATCACGTGGTCTTGAAAGGTGAATAGCGAACCCATTTAAGAGCTCGCTGTTAACGTTATCCAATAGGCGTTGGCGCATCATTTCTGTACCGCCTTTTGAATTAGCAGATAATTCAGACTCTACTACTTCGCCTTTATAAATCATACTCATTAGCCATTGAACTCCGCATTAAAGTCTGTTACGGAATCCCATCGGAATGATCGCCATCCTGGTGCATTAACATCATATACAGCTAACACATCTGGGTTTGGTTTTTTTGCTTTCTTTTGAATTTCTTCCTCAATATCAATTTGAGGTGGTAACATGGTTTCATTTAAAGTTGCATGCATGATTCGTGTTTCACCATTCTTTTTGGTAAATACGATCTTACACACTTTTTCTTTAAGTGCTCCAATTACAAACGTTTTGTCAATTGCTTGAACATCCATTATATAGTCTCCATTAAGTTTAAAGTTTTTATTGATTGATAAATTTTCTCGAGTGTGTTATTAAAATCTTGTAGAGAACCATTGTTATGTATTCTGTACATATTAACATCAAACACTTGAGGTAATACATATTTTCTATCTATTTCTGTATATTTATTTCCAAGAACATATTCATTCTGAATACGACTACCTTGGAAATATCTACGTGAGTCGGACGAATAATCCTCACCATCGCGGGTAAGTTGAACTAATACAAAATTTTCTGTACCAACTTTTTCCACAACAGGGATCAATTCATCTACGAACCCGCCATCAGATATAGCATAGTCTTTTTTTAAGTCAATTTCATCAGCAACTAATTTGCCAAAGTGGTCTAGGCCACGCAAAGGTTTAACTACTTGTTCTGATACATATATCATAGCTTCACGGCATGACATATGACCAAGATCTATATGAGGAACTTCTTTTACTGAACGATCATCATATCGCTCCATAAACCAATCATAATCACAACCAAAGTAGTTGCAAGTTTCTTTATATAGTTGATATTTGAAAGATAGATGTTTCCATCCTTTGCGATGTTTAAAGAAATCAGCCGCAGCATCTTTTCCAGAACGAGGAGGTCCATTAAATAGTACTATCAAAATTTTACTCCAAAATCATCAGAAACGATTTCTCTTAATTGCTTTGAAAAGGCATGCTTAAATTCATTATTAGTAATGCCGCACAAAATAAATTCGCGATCAGACGAGTCGAGATAAGGCATAGCATCATGTATAGAAGCATAGCCTTTTTCGTACAGGTCAAGATCGCGTTCTTTAACGGGTATATTTCGAGTACGGACTTTGCCGGTCAATACACTTGTTCTGGTTACAATCATAACATTCTCCTTTTCATTTATATCTAATATAATATACTTTTAAGAGAATGTCAACTGTTTTTTAAGCTTTTTACGTGATTTCTGTGAATTTTGCATTGTATAATTCCGTTATGATAGTCGTCTCTCAACAAGACGTCATGTTCAAATTGATATTTGGCTTCTAGGTAACCAAGTTCTCCTTTTGACTTACAAAGAGTAAGAATTTCTCTATGGAAGTTATCAGCGCCTTTATCCTCAACTAATTGTTGAACTTCTTCTGAAGATCCATAATACTTTTGCCAATCTGTTTCTTTGATAACAGTTCGACGACGGGTTTTACCTTTGAGTGGTGGAAGTTTTCTTTTAGAAACAAGCAGCTTTTTACCTACGTATTTCATATCAGTAGATTTGTCAGTAATGATATACACAAATCCAATCCAATCTTCAATCATCTCAGAGGTAAATTCTTCCCCTTTGTAAATCCACATAAAATAACTCCATAGTAATAGAGTTATTTATTCAACATCCTCATGCATGTAAATACAGAGTTTTCCTGTAAACAATCGGACCATATATGCGTTAAATACCAGCCAATTAGCAAAACTGCAATTGTAATAGCTATCCACTTAATCAATGCATATCTCCTCTTCATCTTCGTATTGAAGAAAAACCTTTATGGTTGTTCCATCATCTTGGATTTGAAAAGACAGATCTTTCACACCATATTTAACGTATGAACGACCTTTGTTATCAATGACTTCAAACCGGTTTACTTTGTTTGAAAACATAATATTTTCATGATCAACAATCAAATCAGTTTTGATTTCCATTAGCCTCTCCTCATTTGAGCGTATGCTTTTGGATCATCTCCACGCCCGACTGGGACCATGTTTGATTTGTGCATTGTTGCGATACCAACGATGTAGTCACCTGTGTATTCGCTTCGTTCTTTACCCGTTCCATTTGCCGGGATAACATCCGACGTCGAGACTCCGCTGTCCTTGCGGTGTACGTCATTCGATTTCGTCTCATATAAAGGTTTTCCTTTCGCTTTAGATGGTTTCTTATCTGGGTCAATACCCATGCTTTTAAGAAACTCGTTGTGATCAGCCTGAGCTTTTTTCCAACCTGGTTTCTTTTTCAATTTTGATTTACCGTGGACTTGTACACCACGAACTAAATGCATAGACATTAAGCTGCCTCCATTTCCATTTGCTTTTCAAGACGTTGAGCACGAGCCTCATAATCTTCAGCAATCATAAGTATTTCTTCAATAAGCTCTTCCCGTGTTTTACCAAAGTTGTCAGCACGACGGGATAAGCTACGTAAACGTTCAGCAATTATAATACAATCAATCATTGTGTTTATACCTCCGTAAACATTGTTTTAAGGGTGTCGTCGTCAAAACCATGGCC